GTGTAAACCTCTTGACATTATATAACCTCAATAAAATCTAATTCGTATCTGTAAAATGCGTCTTGTCCCACTGTAAACTCTTGTACATCATTTTTCAATGCTACTGTAAATGGAACACTATCATAAGTTACTGCTTCGTTATTAGCTAATGCAGTGGTCAATGGTGGCTCTATGGTTACAGTTGCCGCATTACTTGATGATGTTACATCACTTATAACCATATAAACTTTAGTATGACCTGCAAACTTTATAAAATCTCCTGCTTTAAATCTTCCTGCACCATCAGCACCAAAAGCGTCCATAGCTATTGTGGTATCAGCGACAGCGTGTACTCCGTTTACTAATACTGATCCTGCTTCTGTTCCAAGTGAATCATCTATAATCGGTGGCGTATAAGTAAATGATTCTTTACGACCTCGTTGTGCAGTTATAAACGCAAAGATTGGAGCAAAACTTGATCTAGTCATTGGCGGAAACGATACTGACATTTCCCACCTTTGGTTTTGTAATTGCCTTGCTTGTCTACGACCACTAATGGAAGTTGAAACAATAGTTGTTTGATTGCTCTTAATGTTAATGCCATTAGATATTGGACTTGTAGGAAATGCACCACTCATACTAGAGCCGCCTGACCTTTGTTATTCAAAGCTGAGTTAATCATATTTACAATCTGTCCTCGTCTTGTATCTAGTAGGTTGCCAAATGATTGAGCATCTACTGTGGTTATATTAAAGTTTACCGTTGCACCACCACCACCAAGTTGATGATTAGGTGTAACTGTTCCTGCATTGGTAGGTGTAAATAATTCTGGCCCTTTTTCTCCAACTAAGAATGGAGTTCCTGATTGTCTTGCTCCACCAAACTGTGCAGGTGGTTGTTGTGATCTAATACCTGCAATTTGAGCCATACCTGTTGCAACTGTTAAAGCAACTAATGGAAATGTAAAAGGTGGCCCTGGGGGTTGTTTTAATGCGGCACTAGCGGCATTAAATGTATTTATAGCCGCTTCACCAATAGCCAAGCCTTGTTGCAATCTAAACATTTTCTTAGACTGAGCCGCACCCGCCGCCGCAAATTTCTTAGCTTGATTAAAAGTATCTTGATTTAATTTTTTCTTATCACTAGACGCTTTTCGCTCAACTATAACATCACGCTCTTTTGATTTAAAAAGAGCAATAGATTTTTGATTAGCGGCATCATAAGACGCATTTAATGCGTCTTGTGCTGTAGTTGCGTTATTAGTTGCTTCTGTAAGAACACCATAACCTTCTGCTATTCGCATTATATTATCGTGATAAGGCTCTACTACTGCAAGCAATTCATCAAGACCTTTTGTTACATCTTGGTTGGTTTCATTAAATCCCTTCATTCCTTGTGCAATAAGAAAAAGGTCAGGAGCTAATAACGCCATAATAGTTTGCAAATTGAGAAAACCACCTGAAACAGCCTCAGTGGATCTTTCAACTACACCTATAATAGAATTCAATAATGCTAATGTTTCAACAGTTTCTTTTAAAGCACCTGCTAAAGATTTACCTATGTCTCTACCTAAACCTAACCAGACATCTCTATTTTCGTCTAATGTTTTATTTAAATCGGTAAATTGTGTTTTAAGTTCTTCAAAAAATGCTTCATTAATAGCTAATTTAAATTGTAAAAATTTATCACTTATCATTGACAAATTACCCTCAAGGGTTTTTGCTAATGCTTTAGTAGTTCCTGCAAATTCACCATTACCTGCAAATGCTTTTTTAAATGCCGCAATAGTTTCTTCAACTGATACTTTAGCACCTGCTGAGAAACCAAGCATATCTCTAACACCTTTTTCTCTAAAAACGTCAGCACTTGCTATACCACCTGAAAAGGCTCTTTGTATTTGACTTGCAGTAGTTTGAAAATCTAAACCTGTTGCACCTGCAACATTACCTGTAATTTCTAATATATCATTTAATTCTTTTGCGTCTTTTGCTACAACCGCTAAGTTACCTGAAGCCGCCGCAATATCACCTAAACTAAATGGAACTTTTGCCGCAAAACTAGATAAAGTATCAAATGCTTTTGCACCTTCTTTAGCACTACCAAATAATATTTTAAATCTTACTTGTAGGCTTTCAATTTCTTTACCTGTTTGAACTAAGCCTAAGATTGCTTTACCTGCACCTATAGTAGCTAATGCCGCACCTGCGGCTAAAGCAAATTTCTTTAACCCACCTAAACCTTTTTTTGATGATGCTATGGCTTTCTTGGTTTTATCTCTAGCTACTATATCAATTTTAACTTGTTTAGCCATTTATCTCCTAGATTTTTGTAAATTATTTTGTTGATGTTCTCGTTTATTCTTATCTTCTAAGAATACAATCCAAGTCATAAATTCTTCTACTGAGAACTTTTGAACTTGGTGAATTGGAATTTTTAAGTAATCGGCTAACTGAACTATTGCGTAATAGTCATAGTCGTTAGCTATTTTTTTTTAATGTCTTTTTTTGACGGAGTTTGCATTAACCAAGTTGCCACTTCTGATAAAATATCAGGATCAGCTTTTTTCAATAAATGTTGTTTATGTTCAAGAGTAAATAAATTTTTACCTTGTTCATCTAATGCTAACTCAATTAAAGCGTATGCCAAACCCTCGATAGCATCTAATTCCATTTTCTTAAACAACTTACCTTTACCCTCTAAGTTAATCGGTTGTTTGTAAATAGTTAGATCCCATTCTTCAATGAATTTACTTTCACCTTGATCTAAACTATTAAAATGGTCTTTGATTTTATCTATTGCTGACATACGCTATTTTTAATCTAATTTGTACTAATTGTCAAATTATACTGTGCCTCTAGTAATAGCACCATTAACTTGTGCTGATATAGACATTCTAATTATATCGTCCATAGTTACTGATACTGAATTACCTGTGATAATGCTTGGTACTGTGTAGAAATAATCTCCACTAGTTGCACCTTCAGGGTATAGCAGTAATGATACTGCCGCACCTTCAACACAAGCTATCTGACCGCCTGAATCAGTTTCGTCCCACATACACTCTAAAGTTACAGATCCACTTTTTCTGCTTACCTCAAATGTTTTGTTTGTATCGCTTAACTGCGTTGATTCTATTACGTCTGCTGTAGTTTCTAGCGTAAAGCCTGTTACTTCTGCTACTACTGCTGATCCTATTTTTACTACTCCTGCTGAGCCTGTATGTACTGCCATTTTATTCTCCTTGTTCTTCTGTTATAGATTTAGTTGTTGTTTTTTTTTTAGGTTTTGAAGTTTCAGTAGTCCAACCTTGTTGTGCATACTCATCTTCTTGGTTATCCCAAACCTCAATTTCTGCGTCATTTCTGAACAGTTTTATTCTTTTTGCCATATTTTCTCCCTGTTGGTTTTTTAGCTTCAGGATTGTTATGCTTATGCACCCAACCATCTTCTAAAAACTTGTTTGGATTATCCGTTAGTACAGTCAATCCGTTTTTAATTATATAAACTTTTTCACTCATTATGGTGTTCCTTGTGTGAATTTATAAAAGCACCTTACAGTCATAATAATACCACCATAAGGAAATATACTTCCCTCGTCTGTTTCTACGCTAACTAATTGGGTATCCAATGCGTTACCTGATCTAGTTCTATCACTATCTAATGCTGTTTCAACCGTGGTTACTAACTCATTGCGTTTAGTATCTATGTTTGATGTACTTGCACTAGCATTGGTAACAAAACCAAATATTCTAAAATCGATTGTACCTGTACGAGTTATATTACTATTTTTAATAGAAATATCCTCTCTAGTTTCATCAGCAGTTTGTATATAGACTGCAGGAAACTGTTGTTGCGACAAATCGTCTAATTCAAATGGCTCTCTTGTTACCTTGCCGAATGTTATCGGACTGCTAACCGCAGTAAGGGTTGTAACAATATGAGCCGCAATATCTTCTCTTTCACTCATTAAATTCTCAATTCTCTTTCAAATGTTTTTCTAAATATCTTTATAGCTTTATCTTCTTCTGATCTATTAACACTAAAGAATGGTCTTGTTTTATCGTTAAAAAATGCTTTTATATTTTGTGTTCGGTTTGGAAAGAACACCTGACCTTTAGTAGATGATAGTTTTTTAAAACTCATATTACCTAACATCTGACCACTAAAAAATAAATTAGGTGTTGTTGAAGCACCTCGTTTAGCTCTTTGTTTAGCATAACTTTTTGAATACCTTTTAAATGCACCACCATTAACACTCTTGCCTTGTCTTGTACGATCTTTAATAGCGTTTTGTATAAAGGTTGATGCAACTGCAATACCTTTAGCAGTAGCACTAGGAACTTTTCTTTTAATCTTGTCTAATGCACCTTTAACCGCAGTAACATTAACTTCTAGATTAACTGTTACCATTATCTAACCAGTCTTAAAGAATGTATTGCAACTTTTTCAGCGTCAGATATTGAGCTATTATCATCAGCATCATATTCAACGCCATCTCTTAAAATATCTGTAAACTCATCTTCATACATTGTGCGGTAATAAGATCCCATTTGTTGAAATCTATCCTCATCACCTTGTGAATTAAACTTAGTTAATGCAGGGCAAATGTAATACCCTAATGCTCTATAAACTGTTGCTCTTGTCCATTGTGCGTCAGTTAGTAAAGTTAAATCAATCTCTATGCCACCTGCATAGCTTCTATTTCTTGATGCGTTAGTATGATAAACTGACCACCATTTATTTCTAATATCTCTTTGTACATCTGCTATTGCGTTAGTAACAAATGCATCTTGTTCACCTGTCGATAAACCCATACTACCTATATCAGGTTGGTATATAATTAAACTGCTTCTTGTTGCAAATGCCATAATAAATTCCTTGTTATATTAAAGAGGGGGCGAAATGCCCCCCCTAAATTGATCAATACTATAAATTATAGGATTGAAGAATCAGCTAGTACCTCAACACCATAAGTGTCGTGTAATTCACCAACTCCATAGACTGCTGTTGCTACAATCTCAGTTGCTCTCATAGATTCGTCTCTCTGAGTTGCAATTTTGATGTCTTGTAACATTGCTAGTCCTAGTGCGTCTTTATGGAATACTGCTCCCTTAAAGTCACCACCCGTACCTGTATTAGGCATATTACCAGATTCAAAGATTTTGATTCCTGCAATTTGTCCAACAAAACCATTTCTCATAGCTTCATTAGATAGATCAGATGGTAGTCCTGCGAAAGTATTAGTAAGACCAGATTTAAGATCATAAGCTACTGTAGGGTGTAAAACTGCATAAGTTTCATCTACTGGTAGTCCTAATGTTCTTAGTTTAGCCGCCGCATTAAAAATTAATGCAGGTGTTACTGCCGCATCTGCCGCACCAATCGATACACTAAAGCCATCAAATAGAGTAAGTAAATCTACGTCCATTTTTTTAGCAATTGCCTCACCAAATAATCTTCCAAGATCTCTTACGACATCTGATTCAGATACATTTGCTGATAGGTCTGTGAGTGTAGTCATAATACCAACTTCTGACACAGTTAAGTCTGCTTTAGAAGTTGTTACTGCTGTGTTAGCTAGATCAGTTGCTTCTGCTACTGCCGCCGCCGCAGGTTGACTATAAATTGGAACTTGTAATACTTTACCACTATTCTGTGGCATTACAAAGTTTCTCACAATGTTTCTCATTATAGATTTTTCTGATGCCACGAATAATGCTTCTGCCACTAGTGGCGAGATTAAATCATTCAGGGCTGTTGTTGTTGCTTCATTAGCCATATTATTATCTTCCTTTGTTGATTGTTAATTATTAGTAATTCTTAAACAATCCTTTTCGATATTCAGCATATTTAGCTTTATCTTCAGGATCATTCATATTTAGTTCCGCCAAGTTCAAAGGTTTGGGCGTATTACCACCAACACTTGATTTAGAACCTGCTCCGCTTGGCGTTGCATTTCTAAAGTGAGGGTTGTTATCTAAAAAGTTTCCAACGTATTCATTGATGGTTAATAGTTCACCTTTATCATTATACATTGGTGCATTATTATCACCTATAATTTCAGGTTTGCCATCAGCTCCTAGTTGAACTTTACTTTTTAACAAATTAACAACTTGATCAGGTTTAATAGCTTGATATTCACTAGCTACCTTAATCAATGCGTCATCAATTCTAACTTTTTGTAACTCGGCTTTATATTGTGTAATTTCTATATCTTTTTTAGATACAGTATCTTTTAACACTTTATCAAATTCACCTCGTTGTTTTTGCATCTCTAGCTCTTTGGCTTCTTTTTCTTCCAAAAGCTGTCGTGCTTCGTCAGGGTCAATACCTGAAAATTTCTTTTCAAATTTAGCTCGTTCCCTTACTAGTCGCTTTTCAAGAATTTTATCTAATTCCGATTGTGGAATCATTTTTTCTTGTGTTTCAACTTCCTGCTTTGTTTCAAGAGATTCAGTATTCTCAATCTCCGTTTTAAGTTCGTCAACCATAGTAGTTATTCTCCTATATTATAAGATTGCCATTATTATCATACCAATCAGGATCGGTAGGTTGTAGATGGTGGCGGCAATTATAACCACCTCTACTCGTGAAAGGATCAGTGCTTGACTTACCTTTCCAAATTTCTGAACTCCACTTATTTCTAAGTTCTATTTCAGAAAATATTTTACCTCTATTGTTAATACAAAATGGTCTACTATCACCAATCGTATCTCCATAATATAGGTAGTTTGTTAGTCCTGCTTCACCTGCTTTCGCTTTGGTGAACTGACCATCAAATTCCATTAAACTGTCGTGTGCTAATTGTTTAGCATATCTACGCATATTGTTTCCAACTCTATCTGCACCATAAACACTATGCAACTTATTTATTGCTTGTTGTTTTATTGCATCATCAGTTGTTGTTGCTACGAGTTCTACTAAGTCGTTAATCTCGTCAACATCAGCTTTAATATATACTCCATTAATTTTGTGTTGCAGTGAAGTTACTACATCTTCAAAGGGCTTACCACTAATAGTACTTTGATAAATTTCATCAGCTAATGCATTAGTGGTTTCAGTTGCAATATCTAAAAAACCATTAAATTTAAGTCTTTTTAAGTTAGTTATAGTTTCAATATCTAGTTCGGTTAATGTTTTAAAGTTTTCAGATATTGGTAATACTTTCATATTCTCAATAACTTGTTTTGCAACATTATCATATTCTCTTACAGTACCATCAGCCCATAACACATAATGTTTATCAATTAAGGCTTTAAGTTTAGGTCTAATCTCTACTGCTAATCTAGTCTCAAATAATTTGTTATTACTTACTGGCAAACTATTAACCAGTTTAACTACATCTTTTTCTAGGCTCTCAAGGGCTATATTTAATCGGTTAATATGCCTAGCTTCTATATCATCAACAAGGTTTTCTCTTAGCTGTGCAAGTGTTTCTATTTTATCCATTATCTTCTTTATCTAAATGTTTCCAAAATTCGTCTAATGCATTGTGTTCGCAGTTAGCACATTTACAAGTTACACATACACCATTATTACCACAATGACATTCGTGTTCGCAATTTTTACATAGCATAATTTACTCCCCAATAATTTTATCTAAGTGTCTTACCCCTGTTTTGTCTGTTACCATCAAACCTTTTTCTAAAGTACAAGTATACTGCACTTGATTTCCTGCTGATCTCTCTGCAACTCTTTTTCCCTCTAAACAAACTGATAAACTTGGTTGATGATACCAACCATCTAAGCGTCTATCATCACCCTCAATAATAAACATTGATAAGACAACAACCATTTCTAACATTAGTGCGTTCCGTTTCCTCTTAATTTATCTACCAATGATTCAAGATCAATAATTCTTTCTTCTAAAAACTGAACTTGCATATCAACTTTTTGTATCTGTGGCATATCAGCCTCTACATTCTCTTTTAACTTTTCTTGATTACTTGCTAGAAACTCAACTAACATAAACAACTCATTAATCTGTGGACTTACCATATCGCCTTTAGGTACACCAACTATAAACTCATTAGCTGTTTCTAAGTCGCTTTGCATTAGTTTTAATTCTGTTTCAATTACATTAAGTCTTTCAATAACTCCAAAGGCAAACCAAACTCCAATAACTACACTTGCAA